ATCGCGCCGATCGCGTTGAGGCGAATGTCGTTGGGCTTCTCGACCATTTTGCCCGTGCCGCCCCCCTCGTTCTTCGCATCCGGATCCCACTCCTGATGGACGCCGAGGCGGCTGCGATCCAGGTGATAGCTGTCGTCATACGGTTTGCTGTTGGTCGGAATGCTGACCTTGCCGCCGCTGCGCGATCTAAATGTGTCGCTGATGTTGTTGCGAATGGCCATCGCTACCTCCGCGCCCGATTGCGCTCGTACTGCTCCCGGCTGCTGAATTTCCAGTTGTGTAGTGCAGCCACATCAACTTTTGGCTGTTGTGGCGGGTCGTCAAAGTTCTGCGCATCTCGGCTCAACACGCACGACTGGAAACCGTAAGTATCCTCCGCGCGTGACAGTTGGCGAAGGTTCTCGACCCGTAACGGCTTGCCGTCGGCACCGAAGACATGCTGTAAGGTCAGGTCAAACGGATTCACCGTGCTCACCATCGCCCGTGCCCGCCGCGTGCAGCCGCACTCGACACCCAGCCACTGCTTCTTCGCAGGGTTGAAGATCGTGCGGTAAACGCTGGTGGAACATGATTCGCAAACGTTTGCCATTTCGCTCCGATTCTACTTTACAACCGCCTCGAAACAGAGGGATTGGGGAAACATCTCACCATCCCTCATCGGCATATGAATTCATGACTGCATGCTCGGCTGCCCAAATTGCGCCACCCGGCGTATAGAACGGGAGGTCTTCGCCGGGAATCGTGGCGCTCGTGCGGTACAGGTTCTCGTCTTCGTTCATCCAATCTGCCAGTAGACCCTGGAACTCCTGATGATAAGTGTTGGCGAGTGCGAGCGCGTACTGCGCATCGTAACCGGGGTTTTCCTTCGGCTTATAGCGCAACGCCCACGCGCGCGCTTCTTTCAAAATCACATCACAGCGAATGTATGCCGGGAGCGTATCTGAATCGTTGACCAGGTTAGGCGGAGTAATGTATCCGAGCCATGGAAGGCACTGCGACACGATGGGTGCCGGCCATAGTTCCACCAGGTAGTGGCCATTCGGCGTGGTGGGCAGTGGCGCGACTCCCCATGGAAAATTCTGGTAGATACGCCATGGGTCGCGGTTGTCCAGATAGTCCTGAGTGAGATTTAGCCACATTTTGAAGCCGAGGGTCAGATTTACCATTTGCTTCAGGTAGCGGATATTTGGGCCTAAATCATAGAACATTTGCAGGATTGTGTAGCCTGCGGTCATCGACGTTTGATTTGGCGGGAGAGGGCCGCCCCACGGCAACTCCAATGTGAGCGTTTGCGGAGTAGTGAGTGCGCTCACTTGCGTGATCGTATATGGAGGTGCGTTTAGACCCAGCCTGAATTGCTGGCCGATCAGTGCCTGGGTCCAATTTGTATTTGTTCCGGTTACAGTCTGTGATCCGAGAGTAACTGTGGCTTGCCCGCCATTGGTCGCATTGGGGCACACAACCTGACCTTTGACGTACAGCCCATACCAGGTTTTTTTCGCGTACACCTGGCGCACGATTTCGTTAATCCACACCGGTACCTTCGCCAAGGCATTAGGGTTCGCATCGCCCGCGACTGTGCCGATCATGGCCCCAAAGTTCATCTGCTGCACATAGGGCAGCACACCGGGCGTCGGTAACACCTGGTTGGGAATTACGATCGGCGGCGAAATCGGCACCCATTCACCTCAGAATGAAAACAGCGGCGGGGACTCGCGCCCTCGCCGCTGCGGTTAACTTACGCGACCCCCTATTCGCCGCCGCTCAGGATCTCGCAGAACCAACTGCACGCGCTGAGATCCGTGCCCGGCGCTACCTGCGGCGACGAGGTTGGCACGCCCGTAACCAGCAGGGAAGCGGTGCCCGCATCCGCGGCGGTCGTGTACCCCGCCTGGATGCCGTTGGCCTTGAAAAGCTGGTTGGTGAGGTTGGTGGAGATCACACCGTAGATCGCACCATTCGATACCGCGCCATTGGTCAACCCGGAGATGATGACGATGTTACCGGGAACGAAGCTGTTGTCGGCGGTCAGCGTGATGACGCCGGCGGTTCCAGCCGAGTTCGCCGTGGCGAGCGAGTTCGTGATCGCAGCCGCGGTGCCCGTCGTGACCGGGGCTCCGCCAGCCGTGACCAGCAGCGTTGCGGTTCCGGCATCGGCGGCCGTCGAGAAGGTGTTGTAGTGGTAGTCGGCGGTAAACTGCGTGCCCGAGACGGTCTTGACCTGGACGATCACGCCGTTGGCGCCGGCGCCGTTGGTCATCCCCTGGAGGACGACGAACTGGCCGACCTTGAAGGTGTTGGCGCAGGTGATGGTCAGCGTGCCGCCCGTGCTCAGAGAGTTCGTGATGGTCGCTGCCGTGCCCGTGGTCAGCAGGTTGCCGGTGGCGGCCTGGACCAACTGCGCGGTGCCGGTCACATCGGCCGTGGCCGCAGTGATGTTCGCGGTTGGGAAGTTAGCGGTGAACTGGGTTGCGTTCGCTGAAACGATCTGGACAATAGTCCCATTCAGCGCGCCGCCGGCGGTGAAGCTCTGGAGGTAGACGAACTGGCCCGCCTTGAAGGAATTGGCCATCGTGACCGTGATGACGTTCGAAGCAACGCCGATCGCCGTCGAGGTCGTCGAAAGCGGCCCAAGACCCAGCGGCGTGCCCGGCGCGGCGGAAGTCCCCGGCAGGGTCACGATCATGGTGAGATGAGGCGAGGGCGCAGGCGTCGTACCAAACGAACCGGAATCCGGCAGAAAGGACACGCCGTATTGCGCGCCGGCCGCATTGGCTGCCGAGATCCATGCGCCATAGGCGTACTCGCCTTCGAAGCCGCCAGTGACGCTGGTACCGGTCGCGAGCGAACCTGGGATGATGTAACCACCGGATGGGTAATCGGCGGTCCCGGGCTGCAGTTGGTAGCCCTTCAGGAACTGCGAAGGCCCCAGCGGAGCCTTGCAGTCGGGGATGCCGGTGATCGTGAGAGACATGGCTGCTCCTTAGAAGGTCGGATCGGTGTTGACGAGGATGTCGGCGGTTCCGCTCGAGATCGCTGTCAGCGCCGTGGCGGCAAAGCGCGAGATTGGCGCCGTGCCCGAGGCGGTGCGGAACAGCGTAAAGTTGCCGCTGACGCCGGTCAGTGAGTCGCCGATGGCGGTCGCAGATGGCACATAAGCGGCCGGCACCACGCCCTTCGTAAGAATGAAGCAGAAATTACCGTTGAGCGCGGTCGCGGCGGCCGAGGCCGTCAGTCCGAGGCTGGTGTAGTTCGGCAGCAGGATCCCGGCAAAGGAGTTCAGGTTGCCGGTCGCAGCCGGATTGCCTTCCGAGAACACGCCCGAGACCGTGGTAAAGGTCTCATCGGTCCAGTAGACCGGCGCCGGGTAAGCGAGCAGATTTGGATTGGCCGTCGAGTTGTAGCGAACGTAGCGCACGATGGGCTGCGGTTGCCAGTACTTCGCGGCGTACAGCACGCTGAGGCCGGTGGGATAGCCCGGAGGCAGAAGGAAGACGGACCCGATGGGGTTCTGAGCACCATTCGGCCAGCTGGGCGAATTGTTCGGCGGCTGCGTCGTGATGGTGGACGCATAGGTGTCGATCGCCGTGTACAGGTTGCCGGTCGAGATTACCGGAAACTCAGTTGTGAGTGCCATCCGAATGCCTCCGGCGCTGTTGCGCCTAAACAGTTTAGTTACAACTACTTACTCCTATCCAGTGATTCCGGAGAGGATAAAGCCCAGCCGCGGCGCGCTGACCACGATGTTGCCGCCATAACAGAGCTGCCCTGCGCTATCGACCGAGTTTGGCAGTTCCTTGAAGCCGGTGAAGCCAAAGCCAAAGAGCTCGTGATCGGAGATGTGCACGGTCAGGAAGTCCGTGTTCATGCCGAAGACGTAACCGGTCGGGCAGTACTGATCGACCACCAGCCGCTGGTTGTTGAAGCGGATCGCAGTGAAGCCGATGTTCTGCGCCTGATCGACCATTACGTTGTCGTTGACGCGCTGCGCCGGCACCAGCTTGTTGTAGAGCTGGTTGTAAATCGACTGCGTGGTGGCAATCAGGTTCGGCTGACGGTTGCCGAAGGTAGCCTGGCCATACGCCTTTTGGAGCGCGGTGATCGACAGCGACCCGCCAATGTTGGCGTAGTAGCCGTTGATGCCGGTCGAGGCGCCGGATCCGATCGAGGCGCGCGGCAGGCCGCCGTAGGTCGGATAGTTGGTGCCGTCATCGTAGCCGGCGAGCAGGCCGTCGAGCGCAATCTGCGAGGACACCGTGCCCTGGCCGTCGTTGTAGGTATCGACGGCGAGCGCCTGCGCCAGCGCCTGGCTGCCGTTCACCATCTTCTCCTCAACGAAGGACATGACGGCGTTCGAACCCATGTTGATCGGCAACTGCGTGCCCTGAATGGTCACGTTCGCGTAGTAGAACTTGACCGCAAAGGTCATCGCCGTGTCCGTCTGGACATAGGAGATGTCGAACGTCGAGCCAGGCGCGAACGGGCCGGCCTTCAGCGGCGCATACTGGATCGGCTGCTGGATGTAGAGGCCGCCGGGGAACGGACGCACCGTGTCGCCCTTAAAGATCAGCACGAAGACGGGCGATACCTTGTAGTATTCGTCCACCAGGTCCGGCACGATCTCCTGTTTGGTGACCGCGCTCAAATCGTTAATGTTGAGTCCTGCCATCGCTGGCCTCCGTTGAAGTTACTGTCTGGCGCCCTTCTGCCGCGCCGAATCCTTACGCTGTCTGCTCCTGCGCGTTCGCCATCCGCCGGTCGAGCGCCGCTGCCGCCTTGTCCACGCGGCTGGTCGGCTGACCATTGGCGTCGGTGCGCCCGCGCGCCATGATGACGCGAATATTGCTGCTGACTGCCGGACCCGGCGTGGTGCCTGGCAGGCCGCGCCCGGAACTGGCGGCGATTCCTTCGGCCTTGCCCTCGGCCTTGGCGGTGTCAATCTTTTTCTGCACGCGCCGCTCGGCGGTCATCGCCTCATAGGCGTCGGTGATGGTCTGGAATTTGCTGCCCACGCGCTTTTCGCCCTGCATGACCGAGTTTTCCGGCTTGTTGAGAAACTCGTTGAAGGCGACCGAATCGAACTGCTCGCCGAAGTCGGCGAAGTGGCGACCGTAGACGCGGTTCAATTCATCGGCGCGATGCGTCGCGATGGACACGGCGTTGTTGACCAATTCCGTTCCACGCTGTTCGACCAGCGTGTTGAATCGGGTGTCAATCCGCTCGTCGAGCTTTGCCAGCTTCGAGTCCAGCATGCGCTCGATTCCACTCAGGTCCACGCTTGGACTCGGCGGCGTCTCGCGGCGCGCCGGAGGCGGATCGCTGGTGGCGCGCGCGGGTGGGGCGGCAACGGGCGGCTCATCACCGTCGTAATAACTGCGCAACTCATCGCCGCGCTCGAGCCGCGTCTTCACAGCCGCGTCAGCTTCGAGCTTCGCGAACTCTGCCGCGCTCAGGATGCCTCTCAGATCGTCGAGCAGTGCCATAATTCAATCCTTTCGTCTACGCAGCGTGCGTCTCGTCTGTGGATTTCGGCGGTGCCGGAGCTGGCTCAGGCGCAGCGGCACCCGCATCCTCGCCGCCGTCCCCGGATTCCAGTTCGCTGGGGTCTTTCTTCAGACCCTGCACCACCAGCGCCTTGATGTCGTCTTTGATTTTGGCGATCCCGCCTTTGAGGTCGCCCTTGAGCTTCGCCACCTTGCCCAGCACGCGATAGCAGCCGGTGAGTGCCTTGAGCACTTCGCCGTCGGTATCGTCCTCGCCCTGCTTCCCGCCCTTCGCTGGTCCTGCACCCGCACCCTGCCCGCCCGGCAGACTGTCGTAGAAGTTCGGTGGGGCGGCGGTAGGAGGGGTGGGCGGCGGCATGGACTACTTTCCCTGACCCTTCGACGGATAGCCCGTCTTCACGTTCACGCTGGTGCCGCGGTCGGGAATCGGCGAACCTTCCTTGATCGTATGGCCGAAAATGGGCATCGTGCCGCCGCTGATCTTCGGGCTGACCGGATCGGTGCCGAATGTCTCTTCCGAAACCTTTTTATTCATGGGGAGCAACTCCTGAGTTGTGAGGGCCGGTCACCCGGCCCCCGGTTCATTCCCTGGGCCTTCGCCGCGCGACTACTTCTCGCGCTTCGAGCGGCGCCCACCGTGCCGCTTTTTCCCACCGCGATGCTTTTTGCGCATGGAATTTGCCTCCTTGTCGGATAGCCGGTTTTTTTACGTGGCCTGCACCACGGCGAAGTCAGGAGTTGTGGTTCCAACTCCCAGCCCTCGTCTGTGACGCTACACAACTTTTTAAAAATGCAATAGGGATGCAGGAATTTTTTTTTAGCCGGTCACTTCTTGCCTTTGTGCGTGAGCGCCGCCGCCTCGCCGGCCACGGCAACTTTTTGCTGCATTTCGACCAGCAACTCCGCCTCAATCTGCTCCTGCTGCGCCTTCGACAATCCCAACTTTCGCCACAGCGCCTTGCGCGAGATGTCGCCCATCTTCCGGAGCGCAAACCCGATCTGCACCTCGTCATTCTTCTCAATCCCGAGCAGGCTGCCCTTGCGAATCTCGAACAACACCTGCCGCACGAATTCTTCCGGCTCGATGCCTTTATTCAGGAACTGGCCGTAATAGGGCTCGAAATCGCTGTCCACCAAACCCTTCGCGCCGAACTTCTTCGCGCGAATCTTCGCATTCTCGAACTGGAGCTTGAGCGATACCACCTGAGTGCCAACCTCGGTGAGGAAGGAATAGAGTCCCCTGCCCATGAAGCGCACCGGCAGCGACCGCGAACTCAGGATCATCTCGAGCGAGTCCCCGCCCGGCACCTGCTTTTTCTGGAGCGACTGATTGATCGCGCTCGCGCCCGACGACGCATCCTGCTCGCGCTCCACATCCTGCTTTTGTGTGAGGACGTAGGCGGGCAACTCCGGCGGCTTCGGATATTCCGGCTTCTGCGGCGTGTTGTTGTTGTACTGAATCTTCGCGCCCGGCGCGCCCGGATCCATCGAATCCCACACGCTCTGCGCAAAGGCTGCTTTCGGGGCAATCATCCTTGGCTCAATCGCCGCCCGGATCATGTCCATGATGCCGCCGTTGATCCTGTTGATAATGTCCTGCATCTGCGCCTGG